CTATTCATGTTAGTAACACTTGAAACATCCCAACTATCCAAAGGTTGATTGAATGATGTTGCACTATTAAACATACCACTCATATCAGTAACACTTGAAACATTCCAACTATCCAAAGGTTGGTCAAATAATGTTGCACCAGCAAACATATTATTCATATCAGTAACACTTGAAACATACCAACTATCCAAAGGTTGATTGAATGATGTTGCACTATTAAACATACCACTTATATTAGTAACACTTGAAACATTCCAACTATCCAAAGGTTGATCAAATGTGGTTGCACTAGCAAACATATTATTCATATCAGTAACACTTGAAACATTCCAACTATCCAAAGGTTGATTGAATGCAGTTGCACTAGCAAACATACCACTTATATTAGTAACACTTGAAACATTCCAAATATCCAAAGGTTGATTGAATGATGTTGCACTATTAAACATACTATTCATGTTAGTAACACTTGAAACATCCCAACTATCCAAAGGTTGATTGAATGCGGTTGCACTAGCAAACATACCACTCATATCAGTAACACTTGAAACATTCCAACTATCCAAAGGTTGATCAAATGTGGTTGCACTAGCAAACATATTATTCATATCAGTAACACTTGAAACATTCCAACTATCCAAAGGTTGATTGAATGCAGTTGCACTAGCAAACATACCACTTATATTAGTAACACTTGAAACATTCCAAATATCCAAAGGTTGATTGAATGATGTTGCACTATTAAACATACTATTCATATTAGTAACACTTGAAACATCCCAATTTTCAATCCCATTAATATTTGTTAAACTTACACAGTTGTAGAAAAAATTTGAAAAATTTGTCATCACAGAAGTGTTTAACAAATCATCTGATGTTATGTCAACTAAATTAGTACAATTATAAAAATATCCACCTAAATCACCAAGTTTGATATTACCCCAACTAGATATATTCACTATTTCATCTGCGGAACCACTATAAGAAAAATTGAAGCCTTCGCATTGTCCAGTGATTGTGACTGTGTATTCACCATCCTCAGCATAATTATGTGTCACTTCTGGTTGATCCCAAGCCGTAATAGTATCTGATAAACCATCACCCCATTCCACAACAAAATTATAAATCCCACCATCATAAATCGGAAGTGTAATAACACCCGAACCAAATAGATTCCATCTAGAAATAAAACTTGTTTGGACTTGTCTTCTTTTTAAGCCACCCCCACCTGCACCCCCCGCACCTGCTGCTGATGATGATGCCACAGCTACACTTCTTTCATATATTTGTATTTTTTGAAGGTATTCTCTACGAGCTTGTTCAGATCTTTCTTGTATAGCCCTTTCTTCTACTATTTGTCTTTGAGCTTGTTGTTGTCTTTGAGCTTGTATTTCTAACCAAACTTGATTAATTGATTTTCCTGACATTTTATTATTATTATTTATATTCTGAAAACAGATTTTCTTATATATATTAATTTTTATTAATTAATATATATAAGAAAATAGTTTTATAAAATGAAATACTTAAAAAAATTTAATGAAAGTAACGAAATTGAAATTGAAATAAGATTCACACATAAACTAAATAGAAATCTTGATTTTTCTGTTTATAAATCAGATGGTAGAATAACAAGAATTGATGATTGTCATATAAGATTTCCATTTTCTGTTGGACAAATGATATCCAGAAATATTGAAGTTTGGGCTTGTAACAATAATTTTATGATTGATGGGGAAGATACTTGTCCAGAAAAAAAGGTTTTTGGTATAAAGGTTTCTGATATACCACAAGGACACGAATTTAGAATGTTATATCCAAATAAATTTAAGTAAAATTAAAAAACACCAAAGTATATTTGGTGTTTTTTAATTTTTATTCTTTTAGCTTTGTTACTTTTTCCAAATCATCTTTTGAAAAGGAATCCCAATTTAATATTTTACTTGATTTTTTAACACCACCTTGATTAGCAGTAAAATCTTTTCTTGACATTATTGTTTGTTTTAATCCAGCTAAAACTTTATTATTTCTTCTTTTGCTATTACCTTTTCTATTATCAACAGGTATCTTCTGAAAAGCTTTTTTAGTGCTTCCTGTATTATATGGAACACTTAAATCAGTTCCTGCTAAACCACCACCACTTGTATAACTTGGTTCAGTTGTTACACCAGCATTTATTGATGGTTGTGATGTTACAACATTCCCCATACCTGCGATTGAAGCATCCCCATAAGCTACACCAATACTTCCAACTGAACCACCACCAACTGCACCAGCTGGTCCACCAGTTGCACTAGTATCTTCAAATAATGAATTGTAGTATTCATTTTCTTTATTTTCTATTATAGTGTTTATTTCACTAACATCTTTTCCTTCTAAAAGCATATCACTTCTAAGTTTAAAAAGATTACCCATATTCATTTTAGATATATCCATATAATATATATTAATTTTTATAATTGAAAAAAGATATTTTTCATATATATTATAATATGAACCTAAATCAATTACAACTAAATAAAATATTAAAAGAATTGGATTATTTAAAATCCGATGTTGAATACAAAACTGAATTGATCAAAGAGTTTGATCAAAAGTTTATATCATCTGTATTTGAATTTTTGGATACACATCCAGATTTAAAGAAAGTTTATGAATCCAAACAAACGGCTAAAGATAATAAAGTAGATGAAGAAAAACCAATTGATTCAATAGTTATTGACGAACCTATTTCAGAAGAATCTATTAATGTAGATGAACCTATTATAGACATAATAGAAGATATAGAAGAATTGGATGAAAATGCTTTAAAACTAAAAAGTTTGTATAGATCAATTGTTAAATTAACACACCCAGATAAAATTAAAAATAGTAATCTAAATGAGTTATATTTAAAAGCAAATGTAGCATATGAAAAAAATGACATATTTACAATATTTGAAATATGTTCAAAATTGGATATACCATACGATTTAGATGAATCTGATAAACATAAAATGTCTAATGAAGTATTGTCCTTAAAAGGCAAGTCTGAGTTCTTAGAAACAACATATACTTGGCAATGGTATCATACTACAAACGAAATGTTAAAGCAGAATATAATATTAAATTACATAAAGGCACAATTATTAAAATGATTATCATCGGATAATCATTTTAACTTTTTTATCATTTATAAGTTTTTCAAATTCATCTTTTCTTAAATATTTCTTAAATATTTCATCACCATCACCATTTTGTAATATCCATTCATTTTTATTGGATGTTTGATAAATATAGTTTACACCATCCAATTCTAATTCAATTACTTTTGATGATAGTTTATCATAAAATAACTTTATATCACCTGTTATTTTATATAATTTTGGATTCTCCCATTTATCTAAGGTTTCGTTCCAAGATTGAAAAATTATATAATTTGGATTTTCTAATTCATTAGATTCTATTTTATAAATCATTACAAATCTGGAAGGTCTATTAACGAATGTTTCTAAATCTTCTGTTGATTGTAATATAGATTTTTTTAATCCTATGCTTGATAATGAATTTATAAAGCCTGTATTTGAAGTAAGTATATCTAAATTTAACTTATCAACAAATTCATCTTTTGGCAAATTGAAAGTATCAAATATATCATTTTCTTCTGCACCAATTGATTTCAATATATTTTCATAAAATATACCAAGTGATTCATTTATGTCTATATTTATCAGTGCAACATCAATAATAATTGATTCTAAATAATCTTTGTATTTCTTTAAGTATTTCATATATAAGTATATCCTTCTATTTTTTCTGGTAATTTTTTATTCTTATTATAATATTCATTAAAATCTTTAATTGCTTCTATTAATAAGTGTTTAACTATTTTACAATCCTTTCTTAAAAAATTATATGTTTCTTGATATTCTAAATATATCTTAACACCATCAAATAAATATACTATTGGTGTTATTGGATTATCATCAACATCAAAATCACCATTAACTTCAGGACAGCCTTCTAAACTAGTTAATTTATTATTAGAACAATCAAAATAACCACTATAATTAGGAGATCCATCTAAACTGGTTAATTTATTATTATAGCAATTAAAATCACCACCAACTTCTTTAGGACATCCATCTAAACTGGTTAATTCATTATTA